TCGAACCCCCGACGTGCGAATTAGAAATCCACTGACGTGTCTTTCGGAGCGTCGCGAGGTTCAAAAACACCGAGAAAAAGCCCCTGTGCGTACCCAAAAAAACTCTATTCCCCACCCCGAGGGTGGGGGGTGGGGAATACTTGATTCGGCAGAGAACTCCGACGAGGTCATCCATTGAGCCCATGAGCAAAGGCTTGCGCCCCTACTGCGGCCACTCGCGTCGAGCGCAGCGCGCGATGCTGGTGGAGGCCTACCGGTCCCTCGGCGACCTGTACGGCGCCCGCTACGCTGAGGGCGAGGCCGGCCACATCGTCGATGAGCTCGAAGAGCTCGGCGTGCCCATGGGCTACGGGCGCGTCACCAAGACACCCACCGTCATCGGTTGAGTCAACGGCGCCAAGACGGCGTCTGAGCGGGGCCAAGGAGGGCCCCACACATCATGCGACATTCCTACACACCCATCTTCAAGGACGTACTCACCTCGCGTGTCTGGGCTCTGCCCGACGCGCACCTGCGAGTCTGGCTCTGGCTGCAGCTGCAAGCGGACCCCGAGGGCTTCATCTGTGCGGATGTCACAGGCGTGGCCGTCGGGGCCCGCGTCAGCGGCAAGGACGCACGCGAGGCGCTCGAGGTGCTCTCGCTCGCTGACGCTGACGCTGACCCGAGGGACCCCGACGAGGGGCGCCTCATCGCTCGCGTGCCCGGTGGCTGGTGTGTGCTCGGCGTGGACGAGCGTAACGAGCAGGTAAGGCGTGAGAGTAAACGCGCTCGAAATAACTCTTACATGCGTGCGTATCGTGCACGAGCGGCTAACGACTCCATTACGGAGAGCTCACCAAACGTTACGCAAAGTGCCGTTCCGGCCTCGCGCGCGCCCGCGTCTGATCTAGAATCTTCTCTAGAAAATCCTAAGAGCGGAGCAGCAGCGGATCCGGATTATCTAGAAAGAGCACAGACCGTGCCAGCTGTAGCCGCTGCTGCAGCTGCTGCGAACGTGGAACTCATCGGATTCGACGCTTATGAGCGGCAGGCGCAGTCGTACGGGACCACGCTCGTGCCGCCCTCGGTCGTGTACGCGATTCCTGCCACCTGGCAGCCCTCACAATCGCTCCGCGATGACGCCACGATGGCAGGGGTGTCCAACCTCGACGAGCGCCTGGCGGTCCTCAGGAGCGGCCCCATCGGCGGGGTGCGCGGAGTCTTCGAGAACGCGATCGAGGACTACGTTCGCGCTCTCTTCTGGAAGAGGCGCACGTGGGATGAGACCGATCGCGCCAAGGCCAACAAGCCACGAGGGCAGAGCTACCGTGACCGCCCCGAGGACACGCTCACCACCACCCAGGCCGCCTCAGCGTTTCGCCCCTCAGCCGATCACGAGAACTTCTGCGCCAAGCACAACCTCGACCTGACGCACGCGGTGAAGCTCTACCGGCAGAGCCCCGAGCACGACAAGGTGGGGTTTGCCGAGAGCGAGCGGCGGTTCCTGGCGCGGCTCAAATGCTGGCAAGTGACCGGCACGTTCCACCCTGATGGCCCGCTCCCCAAGGCCAAGCGCGCAGAGCGAGAGGGGGCGGCAGCGTGAACATTCGCGTGGCACTCGAGCAGGCGCGCGCCATCGAGGCGCGGCTAGCCAGCGAGCGACAGCTGGCATGGGACAAGGACCCGGGCAACACCGGGATTGCCCACAACATATTCAATGCCTGGGGATATCACGATGCCTTCCAGGCCTGGGAGCGAGCCCGCAACAAGCGCATCGCGCTCGAGCGAGAGCTGGGGGCACTGTGACCCAGCCCGCCCAACAGGCAGAGCCCGAGCCTCCCCGCACGGTGCGCGACCCCAAGCGGGACAAGCAGGAGAGCCGGCTCCGGGGAGCTCGCCGAGGGCTGCTCGCCCGCTACGCCCTGCGCAACCTGCCGCCCATCGACGAAGACGAACCGTAACGGTTCACTGACCAAACAAGCATCGTTGCACTGCACACCTGCAGGTGTACATTACCCGGGTGCGAGGTTCTTCACTCTCGCGGATTCCCGAAAGGTTTTACCCCATGGCTCAATCAGCAGTTCAGGGCGTGCGCCCTCACAGCATCGCGCTCATCGACATCAGCTACATTTTCAAGAAGTACTTTCACTCGGTCAACACGGGCGAACGCAACGCGGCGGCCAAGGCGACGCTGCTGGCGGTCGAGCGCATGAAGGACGGCGTCGACCACGTCATCATCTGTCGCGACGCGCCGCCCTACGCGCACCGGCTCTCACTCTTCCCCGAGTACAAGGCGAACCGCCCGAAGCCGGAGCCCGAGGAAGTAGCCCAGAAAAAGTGGCTCTGGGCGGAGCTCGCCCGGCTCGGCCTGAATGTGGCCTGGGCACAGGGCTACGAGGCGGATGACGTGATCGCCACCTTGGCCTTTGCATACAGCGAGTGGTGCCGGGACGTGCGCATCGTGGGCACGGACAAGGACGCCGCCCAGTGCTTGAACGAGCACGTCACCCAGTACATCCCGCCCGTTGGTGAGAAGGATTGGGAGGTGCGCGACGTGCGCGCGGCGACCGACAAGTTCGGTGTGCCGCCGCAGTTGATGGTGCTATTCCAAGGCTTGATGGGCGACACGGGCGATAACATCCCCGGCGTCAAGGGCATTGGCAAAGTGAAGGCGGCCGAACTCGCCAACAAGTACCAGACGATCGGCGCGCTGGCCACGGGCATGGCTGAGGCGGCTGCGCGTGGAGACAAGAGCGCCCTCATCACCTCACTCGCCGCCAACTGGGAGAACCTGGTGCTGAGCGTCAAGCTCGCCACCCTCGACACAAACGTACCGCTCGACATCGAGGGCCTACTCGTCAAGCGTGGGCCCCTCGGGCTGAAGGAAGTGAAGAAAACCATGGACGTAAACCCACGCCAAGACGGCGTCACCGAGGCAGCTTTCGAGGAAGCCGTGAAGGCCTACCAGGACAAGCTGCCCGAGCTACAGAAGGCGGCCAAGGATGCCGAGCTGCTCGAGCAAGAGACCGACCGCGAGCGGCAAGGCAACGACGAGCACGACGCCACCAGCAACGACCCGGGCGACAAGGCGGGCGAGTCTGTCGTGGTGCCGCGCCGCTCGACTGCGCTCGTCAACGTGCCGGGCTACACCGAGAGCAAGTATGGCCTGGTCACCAAGGACTTGCAGCCCATGGACCTCGAGTCGGCGCGCACCGTGAGCGAGTGGCTGTGCGACGGCGGCATGTATCCGCAGTTCAAGACGCCGCAGGCGGTGTTCAGTGTCATCGCGCGCGGCAAGGAGCTCGGCATCGGCATGACCACGGCCCTGGCGGGCCATCATCTCGTCGAGGGCAAGGTGGTCGCTAGCGCTGACCTCATCCGTGCGCTGGTCGAGCGTGACCCGACGTTCCTGTACCTCTACCCGAAGGAGATGAGCGCCACCAAGGTGGTGTGGATCGGAATGCGCAAGGGCTACCCCGAGCCCATCACGTTCACGTACACCATCGAAGAGGCCAAGGCGGCGGGCCTCGTCAAGCTCAGCCAGTACGGCAAGCCCGGCAACTGGATGGTGCGCCCCCAAGACATGCTCATGAAGACGGCGGCCTCGAAGCTGGCGCGTATCCTCTGGCCAGCTGCGACACTGGGCCTCTACTGCCCCGAAGAGATGGGAGCCGAAGACTTCGAGCAGCGTGAGGCGGCGTGACGCCCGAAGGATGCGGGGTCCATGAGGAGGACCTGGCGCGGATACTGAAGGCGGGCAGTGAAGCCCAGGACTACGCGCGCAAGCTAGAGAAGGCGCTAGAGCGCGTGCGGGTTGCCGCCGACCTGATTGAGGATGACAGCATCCGCGACATCATCGTGCGAGTGTCGGAGGTCATCTAGCGCGGGCGCCAGTGCTGGTCGTAGAGCGCGAGCCAGTCCGAGAGTCTCATCGTCACGAGGCTCTCGGCTTTGTCCACCCGGTGGATCACAACCGGGACGCGACCCGCCGCACTCCGCTCGGCCTGCGCCATGGCCTGTGGGATGTTGACGGTCACCGCCCGCCGCTTGCACTCGATGGCGAGCGTCGGGTGCTCGAGGTCGCCGCCTCCATCGCGGCACTGGTCGAGCTGCCGCACCAGGCCGAGCGCCTCGCCCACCTCACGCTCGTAGCTGGCCCCCTTGGCGCGGCTGTTGATGGGCATTACTTCGGCTCGCGCTCGTGCCCTGCGCGGCGACCGAACTCGGCGATGCGCTCGCTGTCCTTGCGCGTGAGGGGGATGGGCTCGGTGTCGTCCACGTGCGGAACGATGCCCTTGCGCATCTGCCTCACGAGGCGATTGCCGGCGCCGAGCAGTTCGCCCACGGACT